ATAATTATAATAACATTAATTAAAACATAGGAGAACGGCAAAAAATGAATAAAATTATAAAAACATACTTTACTTTTATCTTGCATATTATAATGATATGTATAACAACGATTATATTATTAGGTAGTATTTTTATAATACGGCTACTAATTAACTTTATAACTCACTAGAAAGGTATAAAATGAATATAGATGTAAAATCAAAAGATAGTTTATATATAACAATTAATGGTTGGATTTATTATATTGATGATTCAACAAATGAACAAATAATTCAAAAATGGAGGGATAAAAAAAATGATTAATTATACTATAACAGAAGATAAACTTGGTTATAATGAAATACATTATAAAAAGTTTAATAGCTTAAAAGATTGTGAAAAATGGATTAATAATAATTTAGATAATACTAAAAATTACAAGGTATTTAATGGATTATATCATACTTATATTTTTAATAATTTTAACTATTTAATGGAAGAAATTGAAGAATTTAGTATAAAAGAAAACTTCTGGAATAATAGTTATATCACACAATTAATGGAGGATTATAATAATGAGTAATTTTATAAAAGAGATTAAATCTACTTTAAAAGATTGTAAAAATTCAATTAAAGATTATGAATTATCTAATGAAGGTGGAGATTATATTAATCAAGGTTGGATTGAAGCATTAGAATATGTTATAAATACTTATAATCATTATAATAATAACTAATAGAAAGGAACGGCAAAAAATGAAATTATATAACAATCTTACAAAAAATGTTTATGGTAAAGTAAAATCATTAAAAGAAATCAAAGAAAATATTTGTATGTATGAAAGTACAAGTATTTATGATGTTACTGATTATAGTGAATATAATTACTTAAAAACATTTACATTAATTCAATTATTAAACTTATTTCCTTATTGGAATGTTAACAACTAACTAATAGAAAGGCAAAAAATGAAAGATTGTTATATTTGTACAGATTATGGCTATAAAATTAATAGAGATGGCTATACTTTATGTAAACAACATTATAATGAAGTAGAAGATTTATTTAAACAAATAGATGAAAAGAATGTTAATGACTAATATTATAAACCTTATATTTGGGAATAGTAGTCCTTATTCCTGGACTATAAATCCAGGAATTGACTACCATTATAAACCTCACATCGTGGGATTATTTAGCTTATAACATTTTTTTCATCACAGGTCTGTTATAATTAGTCCTAACCTTGAACTTTGTGATACCTTTTGGTAGTTCGTTATAAATTGTTATCGCCAAAAGTAATAAGCCAAACCAATAACAAGGATATAATATAAATAAATACTTTATAAATAAGAAAGGAAAAAATGAAAGTTTATAAAAGAAGTAAAAAATGTAATCAATGTAATCAAACTAAATATTTAGAAGAATTTAGTTGGAAATGCAAATCAAAAAGAAAAAGAAACACCAGGTGTAGAGAATGTGTTAATAATTATAATAGGCAACATTATAAATCTAACAAAAATTATTACAAAAGAAAAACAAAACAAGCCTATAACAAATTAGCAACATTATTGTATAGTTTTAAGTTTAGTAATTCTTGCAATAAATGTGGCGAAAACACACCTTCTTGCTTAGAATTTAATCATATAAATAGAGAGGATAAAGAATACCAAATATCAAATATGTGTAAAATGGGAAAATCAGAAGAACAATTTATAAAAGAAATTCAAAAGTGTGAAATTTTATGTTGTAATTGTCATAGAAAGAAAACTGCAAAACAATTAGGTTGGTTTACAAGTAATTATAAATAATAAAATAAATGTTTTGGAAATTAAAATATTTATTTATAAAATTGAAAAGAATTATAAAAGGAATTATATGGAAAACAATATTAAGCAGGTAATAAAAGAAAAAGGTATAAAACAGACTTATATCTGTGAGAAACTTGGTATAAATGAGAGTGTATTATCTCTTATTATAAATGGTAAACGTAAACCAAGTCAAGATAGGCTTCGTGCTTTAGCTAAAATTTTGAATGTAAGTATAAAAACCTTATATCCAAACGTAGTATGTAAAAAAATAAACTATTATTATATATAGGAGAGTAAAAGAATGAAAATGCAAGAAATATGGAATAAACTATCTACAATAGACGTTAACAAACACACAGAAAAAAAAGGACAATTTACCTATTTAGGTTGGAATTTTGCTATATCTACTATAATGGAGCATTATCCAGACGTAACATACGACTTCTTACATTATACTGATAGTAATGGTATGGTAAAAGATTATATTGTATATCCAGACGGCTCTTGTTCAGTTGAGTGTGTTGTTAATATTGGCGACAATACTAAGAAAATGTGGTTAGCAGTAACCGACTTTAATAACAGACCTATTAAGAATCCAAGTTGTGTAGATATTGCTAATACTAAAATGAGATGTTTGACTAAATGTATAGCTACTGGCTATGGATTGGGTTTTTATATATATAAAGGTGAAGGGTTACCACAAGAGGAATTTTATACTGAAGAACAAACTGCCGAGTTCGCTAAATTAATCGAACACGAATGTTTTAAAGGTAAAAAGAATACAGTCAAAGACGAACTAAGAAAATCTACTTCTAAAACAAATTATCAACGTGTACTTAATAAAATGAAGAAAAGTATTAAGAAATACGAAGATGAATTAGCCGAGTCTATAAATCAAGACTTAGATTCTCAAATGAAAGGTAAATTATAATGATACATTTACCAGAATCAACACCTGAACATCTAATTAAGTTTCATAATACTGAAGAAGCACAAATGAATTACTGCCGTAGCATTGGTTGTTATTTTGAGTGTGAATGGTGTGTAGGTTACTCAGAATCAATGCCTAAACGTGTAGAATACCCTAAAAAAGCAAAGATTATTGAAACTAAGGTACAAGTATCAGAAATATCAAAATTTGATAATTTAGCACAAAAAGCATTAGCAAAAGGGTTTAAAAAGCACGACCACCCATTATGGGATTACATTATAGAAAAATTCACGAAAGGATAAAATGGAAACAAGTAACATAAGACACGAATGTTTTTTATTTGCACAAAAGATGATGAAGTTAAATCCTAATATTATGGTTGATTTTAGCGTATTTGATGTAAATGAACATTGTAATGATACAAAAAAAGGAGAATAAGAATGGAAGAAGTAATATTACATAGACAAGAAAAAGCAGTAAGTTTTGATAGAAACGATTTAACAATTCGTTTTCATAAAGCATACTACACTATAACTGAAATAGAAGAAACTTTAAAACAAGTAAAGGAGCTTATAAATGAAAATAAGTAGAATGTCAAAAGGAGAATGGTCTAAAATAAGAGCATTTTTTGATTTAGAAACAGAGGAAGGTTTTACCCTTAAAGGATTTAAAATAGTTGAGGGTAGTAGTGGTTTATTTGTTGGTTTTCCTAATCAGAAAAACAAAGATGGCGAATATAATGATACTATATTTGCAAGTAAAGAGTTAAAACAACAAGTAAATAGGTTAGCAATAGAGCATTATAATCAAGACCAACCTGTTGTGGGAACAACAACACAATCAGACGATATACCATTTTAATGATTGAGGTTGCAATAAAAGAGAATGGTGGGCAGCCAAAATGGATTAGTCTTTCTGAGTTTAAAAAAATTCTTAGGAAAACAAAATCACATTCCCCTTGTCCACCACTTCTTAAAGATACTAAAGGATTTGAAAAATTTTGGAACTTGTACGATAAAAAGACGACAAAAAAACAAAGTTTAACTTTTTGGAATAAAAACATTACTAAAGAAGATGTTGTTAAAATAATGCAACACGTAAAGCATTATATTAAAGATAGAGATAAAGTATATCGTAAAGACCCAATCAGATATTTGAGAGATAGAGTATTTGAAGATGAGATTATAAAAGCAGAGAAAAAAATTGATTTAGATGAATTATATCCATTTGATAAAAGTGGTAGCAGTAGACTTGGAAGATGTAGCAAATGTAATTCAATAGTATTTGGTAATAAATTCACTATACATAAAGACGATAGTGATTGTTGTAAAGTTAAAATAAAACAATATAGGTAAATTATGGAAGATAAGTTAGAAATAGCTATTCAAGGATTAAAGGCGATAATAGAGCAATCTGCTGAACAATCTATTGCAAAAACAATAGCAGAAAAAACTTTAGAAGAATTAGATAGATAACTCGCAGGGCAGGTAGATACATTCGCACAATGTCATATCCCTCCTTAGGATACTTGCCCTCAAAATTGGAGATAAAATGAAAAAATGTCCTATGTGTAAAGAAGAAAAACCGAATAGTGATTATAATGCTGGTGGAGCATTACACAACACATACTGCAAAATTTGTCAGAGGATTTTCAATAACAATAGAAGTGCAAGAACAAGACAGAAAATATTAGAAGCTACTAATGATGGAAAGTGTTGGTGGGTTTATCAATCTTGTTTAGCCGACCTTACAATATGGAGAAAAAAATAATGCCGAACAAAAGTAAAGCTAAAGGTAATAGATTTGAACGTGAGATTGTAGAAGCTATTGAATTACACGATATAAAAGCAGTTCGTGCTTGGGGTAGTAATGGTAAGGCATTTGGACACCACGAAGAAGTAGATATTCTTATTGATGATGAGATTAAAGTACAAGCTAAGGTTCGTAAGGCTTTGCCGAAATGGATAGCACCCTCAGAACACGTTGATGTCCAGATTATAAAAGAGGACAGAGGTAAGATGTATGTAGTACAAGAATTAAATGATTGGTTAGTTAATTTAAAGGAGAATAAATGAATGTAGTGATGGTTATTACAGAGTTAGATGATGGTAGGGAGCATATACACGCAAAACAAAACAAACCTTTAAAATACAACTTAAATGATAAAAGTGATTTAGCTATTATATCTAATTATAAGGCTGTATTTATTGAGAAAAGATTAATGTGCTATAATAAAGATTTAACAATTATGGCTCAACCAAGTTACTTAAAAGTTAATGATAGAGTATATGGTAAAAGTTTAAGATTTGAACCTTATAAGGATGTGTTCATAAAAAAAAGAACATTTGGAATTTTACAATAAAAAGGAGAAATAATGAAAAAAACAAGTAAAAAGAATAAAGTATTAGCACATTTAGTTAGTGGTAAATCAATAACACCAATGGAAGCTCTTGAGCTTTATGGTAGTTTTAGGCTTGGTGCTATAATTTTTGAGTTAAGAGATATAGGACATAAAATTAACACAGAAATAGCTAAAGGTTCTGGACACGCTATTTATACATACGTTAAATAGTATTTAAAATTAGAGATAGGTAGTGGGTTTTTATTCATTCTTCCTGCTTTTAGCGTTTACCTTTCTTCGCACTATCTCTTAAAATTGAGAGAGATGGACCACTATACCCAGTGAATTAAAAAGTCGGCTGTAAGATTCACTAAAGCTGAAAATACTAGTTATGAAGGGTTAAGCAAGTGCAGTCTCTCTCAAAAATTGGAGAAAATATGATTAAAAAAGAATTACACTTTGTATGGATAACAAAAGACGGCAAGAAATTTCTGGATAGAGATGAAGCCGAGAAACATAATGAACTACTTGAACCAGAAGATGTTACAAATCAATGGTTAAAAAGAATAAAAGGAGAATAAAATGGAACTAATATTTGGATTTTTATTAACTGCTATAGGTGTTATAGTTATAATGTCTATAGTTATAGAATCAATAGAAACATATTATGATATGAAAGAGAGAGCATCAGATGAAAATTAATTGGCATAAATTAATAGCTTATTCAATAATGGTATTTATTGGTTGTTCATTTTGGTATGCAGTTATAAGCCGATTTTTACAAGCATTTTAATGAAAGATTATATTAAGTATATTAAGTCTAAGCATTGTATAGTGTGTGGGGTGTCGCCAGTAGACCCAGACCATTTAGAACATTTAGCGATGGGTGGTGCTAATAAAAATGGATTAAAAGACTTTAGTTGTGTTCCTATTTGCAGAAAACATCATACTGAACGTCATAATTTGGGTCTAAGGCGATTTGAAGAAAAGTATAATCTTAACCTATGGAAAGAAGCATTTTATTTATTGAGAGGATATTTTGCAGAATGAAATTCGCAGGTAAAATAAAGCAAGGAAAATTAACACTTGATGATAATCTTGGATTTAGGGATTATTTAAGGCTAATTGAGGGTGATGTTCACTTAGAAATAAAACCTGCCGAAAAGGTGCGTTCTCCACAACAAAACGCATACTATAGGGTTATAATTAGGATATTGTCTAAAGATTTAGGTTATACTGAAGCCGAAATGCACAAGGTTATAAAAGAAAAGTATAATGTAGAATCTACTAAACAATTATCTAAGCCAGAGTTTACTGAACTTATCGAAGAAATAAAAAGATGGGCAGTTATAGAAATGGGTATTGTGCTACCTAATGCTAAGCCAACTCGTCAATCGTCATACTAACCTTATAAACATTATGTGCTTGTTGTTGCACACTAAAAGTATTCTCTCTAAATGTACATATAGCATATCTATCAGGTTCATTAGATTCTTTATCGTCTGTGAATATAAACGGCAGAGTACCACCTAATGTACAATTCCATACAAAGTTAAAGCTATTGTCTGATAACATAGAGTTATGCTTATCTCCTGCACCAGTATCTGAAGTTATTTGGTTTGATACTTCGTTTTCCATCCACATATTGTTTTCTGCTATATAAGAAAATGATAGTTTCCAACTTCTTAATCCTTTTCTACCTAAACCACTTTTAGATTTTAAATACCCTAATTGTTCATCTGTTGTAGTAGAAGGGTAATCTAATTCAAATGGTGGATATTTGTAAGTTCCATTAGGACCATTCATAGTCCACTCTGTTGGTCCATCATAATAAATGTTTGATAACGTCTTACCACCTATAGTCTTTTGTGACTTTATTCCATCAAATCGTCTTGACATTGTAAGATTAAGGTCAGGCGAATTAGGAGCATCAAAATATTTACCTATAACAAAAGAACCTAATTGATGTGGGTAGTCGTCAAATTCACCTACATCGTAAGATAAATTAAAGCTATTGAAATAATCATTTTCTTCACTAAATGTAAATATGCTTGTGCCATTGTATGATGGTCCATAACTTCCAAAATGATTCATAACATTAGTAGTAGATTCTGTTAATTCTGTTTCAAAGCCATCACCATACCCACCTTTGCCTACTACTTTAAAATCCTTAGAATCAGTACCAAGATTATGGTTTAATAAAGCACAAAAGTTTATAGGGAAAGAAGATTTAATAGGATTGTTTTCTGTACTGCCTAAAATAAACTTAACTTGTGGGTCATCAGATGTTTCTAACTCTAAAAATGGATTAGCACAATTCATATACAAAAGTTCTGCACCACCTTTAGAGGTTGAATCCCAACCTAGTTGTCCTGTAGCGTGTAAAAATGTTACCATATCTACATAAAATCTTGGCGTTTTAACTTGCTTTCCCATTAATATCCTCCTGAGCCTCCTGAACTAACACCACTTGTAGATGTTGTTGTTCTACGTTTTGTTTTAATTTTTGTTTTATCTACTTTAGGTAAATCATAATCAGGTAGATTGTATTTAGTTTTATTGATAATACCTTTTTTAGATTTATCCTTAAAGTTTTCCCAAGTAACACCTTCTACATTCATTGACCAATCTTGATTTTCCCACTTTGGTTTTACTTTTATGATATTTGTTGGAACTTTTTTAGTTTCTATGTCTGCAACAATAACACTTTTAATTTCAACTAATCCTTCATAAGTAAATAATTCTGTTTTTTCTATAGGTATTTGTTGTAATGTAAATATGATTATTTTGCTGTTACTGCCTTGTAAAAACCAACCTTCAGGTAATTGTGGCGTTATTTCTGCTTTACCAGTATAATTAATTTCTATACCCATAATACCTATATTAGAATCTATAGAACAAGAACCATCATTACATATTATGTTAGCATTACCTTCTGATATTTTAACTTTATTTTTTTCGTTTATTTCTGATAGTTTCATTATTGAGTTCCTAAAATTGATTCTATTGTTGCTACAACATCTTGTACGTTTATTATACCATCATTATTAACATCTCCTGCTGCAAATTGTGTATCTGTTAAATCTGCTGTACCTAATATAAAATGTACCATATTTACTACGTCTAAAATATTAACTATTTGGTCGCCTGTAATATCACCTTGTGTTAAAGCTGGTATAAAACTAAAATCTAAATACTTTGTATCTGCTAAATCGTTGAATATATCTATTTGCATAGTAAAGTGCATCTCAAATGTAAAGCCACCATATTGTTCTATTAAGTCTAAAGTGTTTTCTATAGCGTTAGTTAATGTTATTGTGCCACCATAATTATCATCATTTTGTATTATTGTTTCATCAAATATATAATTTTGTATCTGAGGCATTTCGCCTATTTCCCAACTTCCATTTTCATAAGTTGTTCCTTGGTCTGGGTAAAATCCTGTTTGCAAAAAAACACTTCCAGCAGGAAATTCTGCGTGTCTTAACCAATATTTTGTTTCTATTTCACCTTGTATGTCAGTATCTATGATAGCAGTTAATGGTTCTGTAGAAAAGTTAGTTCCTGTTGCCCAATTAACATTCAATATAGTTTCAGTTTCAACTTCAGGTTCATATATATCTTGTTCATAAGGATTTGCAATAATATAATTAGAAGCCATTTCATCATCAAAACCAACTTCACCTCTATGTATTTGTACTGCTTCAATACTTACCTTATCTAAAGACTTTGTTATTTTATTTACAAAAAATATAGGATATATTGGTTGTCCGTTTTTAATAATCTCTTGTGTATAGTCTTGTCCAAATGCAAGTTTACCACCCATAAGTTCGTCAAATCTTATTGTATCACCTATTTCAAGATTCATATAACTTGGAGGTAAATCTATTTTAGCAATTAGATGTTGGTTACAATACCACATTAATAGTTTTCTTTGTAGTTTTCTTGCAGTTAATTCATCTCTAATGTATTCACTTTCAAATTCTAATTTAGCATCTTCTGATTTTAAACCGTAGTAATTAATATCATAATTATTTTCAGAACCATCAAATGTGTATGTAACAAAATCTAAAGTATCTCTAACAATTCCATTATTATCTTTAATGCCATATCCTGTTTCTTCTGCGTAATCTCCTGAACCATAATCTTTTTTATACTTAACATTTACTTGATTTTTAACATCATCTAGTTTTGTTAAGCTAAATGAATATTTTATAATGTCTTGATTGTTTATGACAGGATATTGTGTAAAGTCTGTTTCTTTATCAACCATATACAAAAACTTAAATTCGCCTTGACTATTAAAAGCAGGTATATATACTGACGATTTAAACAATCCCTCTACAAAAGATTTAGCTTCCTTTTGTTCTTTAAGAGTAAAACTATGTATCCAATTATCTTCTATATCTACATCAGGCAATTCTACATTACCTTCATAATTAAGTTCGTTTTTAAGTATATCTCTTAATATAAATTGTGGTTTAGCTATAGGTTCACCTGAACCATCTATTCTACCTACAATACTTGCATAATAATCTTGATTATATATATCTGTAATTAAACAATCTTGTAATGTATAAAAGTTGTTAAGGTTAGCTATAACTGAAGAAACTTGTTGCTGACTACCTCCTTGGCTTTTAATTAAAGGCATACCCCATTGAATACTGTCGTAAGCATTAGTTGTGCCAAAACCTATAATAATATTATCATAATCAGTACCAGCTATACCATTTAAATTAGTATCAGAAGTTTCATATCTTCTTTCTGATTCATTTATATGAAAAGAATGTTTTCTATTTGGAACTTGACATTCAGTAAACCAATCTTCTAAATCATAATTGCTTTGCCATCTATTATTGTTATTATCCATATCATCAAATTCATAGTTGTTTTCTTTATCTGCATTTAATAATTGTCTTTCAACCCAAAAACTTACTGGTTGATACCTTAGTCTTGAAGATAAAAATATATCATCATCTTGGTAATCTGGTGTATAATGTTCATTTTGTGGAGTTGTATATTGTATATGATAAAGTATTTTAGTTACACAAGGATAATCGCCTATGTCTTTGTTTAATTCTAATCTTGCATAAGCTCCACCACTTTCAGGGTGGCTTGTTCTTATTTGGGAGTTTATATGTAAACCTGTATCATTACGATTATTTTGTATTAAGTCTACATTAAAATTACCATCATAACCTACATCAACGTGATTTTGGTCAATAGTTTCTGTAAATTCACCTTCTTGTGATACATTATCATTAATGTTTGTAGCTTTCCACCAAGTTTTATCGCCTGTATCCCAATTTTCATCATATTTACTATCTAAATCAGAATTATCATTATCATCACCTAAAACATTAACCACTTTAGTAATATTGTCTAATCTATCATTTGTATAACCATAAAACTTATTAGATGACCTTACAAAAGTATAATCATCTTCACCTGAAATAGTTGATTTTCCGTGATTTTTTGCATAAAAAGATACTTTTTCTACAGGTCTATATATTCTTGTAGGTAAACCTATTTCTCCTGTTCCTACTAATACATCTTCTTCTTCTGTATATGATTCATATAAAAATGAATTTTCATTAAGGTTAAATTTAGCACTACCATTTGCATTAGCATTTTCAAAACTATATATATTTGTTTCTAAATTAGGATATTCTCTTGAACCAAATTTCTTTGCTAATTCTTCCATAATAGGCATATAACCATCATTATACACAGATAGACTTGCATTTTCATTTAACCAATTATTAACTATTAAAACGTGTTGGCTATCTATGTACGGATTTTTAAATGATACTTTGTTTGCAGCGTTCCATACATTAAATAATTCTTTATTAGGTTTATCTAATTCTATGTCGTTTAATTTGTTTATAACTGTTGGACTTTTATCTACATAACCATATACCATAGGGTAAGGTTGTCCAATTTGTTCATCAGTATATAAGTTTTCATCTTGTAATGTAGTAGATGGTATTTGTGTTGCTAATTTTTGTTGTGTCAAATCTTCTAAAGTAAGGTTTAGAGTTTCAGCCGATTGACTATAACGCCTAATTGTGCCAGTATAGACAAGTAAACAATCATCTAAGGTATCTATACCATTAGAAGCATAATATACCTGTACAACAGCATTTAACAAAGATTGTACATCATCACTAAATATCTTGCCTTTGTATTGATTGTTAGATATAGATAACGATACACTTGATATAGTGTATTTTGAATTTATAATGTCGGCAGACGACTTGATAGAAGGACTATTAAGTAGTAAAGGGTTATACGCCTCACCACCTATGTTTGTTTCCTTAATTGATAAATTAATTACTTCTGTCGCCGAATCTAACGGTTCATCTATCTGCACACCTTTATATATCCTAACCAAGGGATATAAAGACGTTCTAGTACCATTACCTAGTGCTTGTTTAAATTTAGGAGGTAACGTCAGCATTAACCAATTCCAAAATCACTACCCCTACGGACAGCTTCTTTAATTGATTCTGCAAGTTCGCCTTCAACAAAATCTTGTGTTAAAACATTACCTGTAACGCTTACATTGATACTTCCACCACCACCTGATTGATTCATTTGGTTAAGTGTTTCTAAGCCGATAGATTCTACTGCATTTCTACTCATTACAAATTCGCCACGTTCAGCTTCTATAATAGTACCACCTTGTGAGTGTCTGTTTCCACCTACATAACCACCTTGTTCAAATGAGCCATAGACACCTCCACCACTACTACTAGAATCAGATACATTTGTAGATGAACCTCCAAGAACAGAACCTAAAGCAGCAGCCATAGCTGCTCCAAGTGCAGGAACACCTAAACTTGCAGGAAATGGAATTTTAGTCATAGCTTCTGCCATATAAGTTATTACGGCTTCTTGAATTTTAGCTACTACAGCAGCTTTTGCAGCTTCTTCAGCAGCTCTACCTGCATTTTTGTACCCTTGACCTAATCTAAAAGAAGATTTTAAAAGTTGTTCATTTGCACGAATTTCTGCATCTATCTTTTTTTGATTGTCATCTTTTTTATTTAATAATTTTTCATAAGCTGCTATTAAAGCATCCAAACCATCAAGTTGGTCTTTGTTTAATAAACCTTCAAGTTCTAATCCTCTTGCAAATTCTATTTGGGATTCCATAATAGCAAGTCTACCATCTAAACTTTTAGCGTAAGATTGTGTTAACAAATCTTGTGTTTCTACCATTTCTGTAGTTAAACCTATAGATTCGCCAATTTGCTCATTTAAAACTTCTACACTTTCACCTTCAAAATTAATTTCTTCACTTACTAATTTTTGAGAATCAAATAATAACCTATTTGCATTATCTCTATCTTTTGTTAGCTGTAATAATTTAAATAATATATTTGTATTTGTTAAATTTAAATCAATTTCATTAGCAATTCTAGCTTGTTCTGCTTTATTTGCATCTTGTGAAGCAGCTGTCATATCAGTTTTTAATTGTTTACGTTCATCTCTTTCTTTCCTTATAGCTTTTAAAACATTTTCTGTTGTAATATTTTGAAATCCAGAAATTTCTGTAAATTGTCTTTTAACGCCATCAATTACTGTTTCAGTTACACCTAATGTTTCTAATTCAATATCGTGCATATTTACAACTGTACTTGCTAACAAATCTTCAGCATTGATTGCAAAATTATTTATACTATTAAGAGCTTTTTCAAAAGATATTAAATCTTGTAATTCTGCCATTTCTTCAAGTGTTGCACCCATATCTTTTAATTGTCTAACAGCAGTTTCTAAATTAGTTTCCATTATTTTTCTTAATGATTCAGCCATATTATTTAAAAAATTAAGTACTATTGGAGTTGACTTTTCACCTATAAAATTAGTAAAATCTTCCATAGTTGCATTAAATTTATTAAATTGGTCACGAGCAGTAATTTGTTGGTCGCCAAGTTCAGATGCTTTTGTTCTAGCTGCTTCCATAGCAGCAGTAAAAAATGCTTGTTTTTTTTGTGCGTTAGTTAATTTATCAGCAGTAATTCCTAATTTTTCTGCATAATTTACGTATGCTTGGTCTGATTTGACAATAATACCAATATTATCAAGCATAAGACGAGATTGACGACCAATACCAGTAATAAGTGATTCTACAGCGTGTGCAGTATCAACACCAAGTGCAGCACCAAGAGTTTGTGCCATTTTAAACATTTCAGCCATTTCATCTGTATTTCTTGTAACACCAAGAATCATAGCATTGTTTGCTTGTTTAAATAAATCCATTTGGCTCATAGTACCTTTTACTGCACTACTAATTTTTGCAACTGCTATAGCCGAATTTTCGCCAGTACCACTTAATGTAGTAAATGCTCTTGACATATCTTGTACACGAGATGCTTGTTGAGAAAATTGCATTAATTGTTTAATACCCATTCCCATAGCAAAGTTAAATACTAACAACCTTGAACGTATAGTAGATAAACTATTTTCAAAAATAGACATAGGTGCACGATTTCTACCTATTTGGTCACTAAATTTTCTACTACCTTTTGTAGCTTTATCTGTTGTTTTTGTATAACCAGCTTTAGCTTTTTCTAATTCTTTTATAGCGTTAATTAAGGCTTTATGACCTTGTGGTTTAAACTTTACGATAATATCAGACATCTTTTTTCGCTTTCTCTTTTACATTGTTCATCTTCTTTGCCATCGCATTTTTAATTATAAAAAAATATTGTACCCATCTTGCAGGTTGTTCACCATAACTACCTGAGTGTGCTGGTGTACCTGTTTCTGTACAATATAAATACTTATTAAGAAGTTTCATATACTTCTCATCTCTAACGTGATTTACACACGCAAAGAAAGGTAATTGTGCAGTAATACTTTTAGCCACATCAAACTCCTTCCCTTTTTCTTCGTTAAATTCTTTAGTTTCTTGGGCAATTAAATCAATAACTGCCCAAATATCATCTTGTGATTCAAACTCTCGTGTTTCGTATCCGTTTTCCGTTTTTACAGGTAACTGTGCTTCATAAGGAAAATCACAATAAGGACAGCCTCCACAGCCGTCAGACAATATAGTCAGTTCTACTTGGAGGCTTTCTCTTCCCCCACAAGAAGATACTCCTGCATTTTAACAAAAATATCAGTTCTATCTTTTAATGTGAGTGTTTTTAGAAACTCATCAGATGTATCGCCGTCAATACATAAACGTAACCACTTAGTAATCGTACTATTCATCATCTTCATACCTTTAGGATTACCTTTAGCATCATACTGATACTCTACAGAATCAAGCATTTCATCTCTTTCATCTATAGATACATCTTTTAACTTAAT